TCTATGTACAGTTTGGTTGTGCTTGTCACTTCCTATATGCACATCACAGGTGACTGGACTGGCTTTTGGGACAAGGTCCACGCGCTCACATACGGAGACGATAATGTCGTCAATGTTTGCGACTCCGTGTGCGAGTCTTACAATCAGGTGACCGTGGCACAAGCCATTAAGGAATTGTTTGGGATGATATATACTCCTGGGCGTAAGGATGGGGTTTGGAAACCGTATTCTACTATTAGTGAGATTACCTTCCTGAAGCGTATGTTTGTACTTGAGGGGAACACTTGGCTATGCCCTCTTGAACTTGAGAGCGCTCTGTTTGCTGCCTATTGGGGCAGGAATAAGCGCGACAAAATCAAGAACATGTTCGACAACCTGGAGTTTACGTTGCGCGAGTTAGCGCATCATCCAGTTGATGTTTGGAACAAGTTTGTACCCAAGATTAAGGTTGTCTTTGACCGCCACGGGAGGCAGCCTACCGCCCCTCTTAAGAGGGACGCTTACCAGTTTCTGACTCTTAATGAGCCAGATCGATACTATTGAGTCTTATACACGGGCATCTGAGGAAAAATTAAGGAAACACGCGTCCCCATTTGTCGTCAGGATCAAACTCTTTAGTTTACTACTCAGCTACGCAGAGAAGTGTTCCATACTGTGTGTTATTGGTGTATCCACAGTTTTTAAAATGCACCAGCTATGAATTTTAATATTGATGCTTACTGCCTTCGTGACTGGGCATTGCGCGCTTTGCGCACAAATGTCACTTACTACAGGTTGCGCCGTGAGCTGTTTACAGCTTTAATGAGCGTGCTTGATGAGCCCGTCGTGGTGGGCTGTGAAGTCGAGGAGGAGGATTTTATGACGCTTCGCCAATTTTTATCGTCCAAGAATGATGGCATGACGGACGATAAACGTCTTTCGTTTGACAAGTCACTTACGGCGGTGCGTTCTGCATCGCTAGTGGCTATATCTAGACATGAGGCTGCAGCCAGGCGTGTCGCGCCTGGCTCTGCTTCGTGACTAGTACGTACTATTCACTCAGTACAACGTCTGCGGCGCTATGCCTCAGCAGACTATGCCAATGATCCTATATACGCACGTCACCCAGAAAATAATGCCGCACAGGCTGTGTTTCGTGGACAGGAAGGTCTTTGGTCTTTTACTACTCAGCTTTGCAGAGAATGTGTGACCTCCGTGGTTGATGGGACTATCCCTCGGTGAACAATTGTTCCGCTTCTAATAACGATCAATCAAATTCGTCTGTCAATCAGAGAGACGCGCTGCAAGATTGCAGCAATATTGAATCCCTGTCTTTGCCCAATGGTGCTGAGGTACAGGGAAAAACCTCCTTTGTTCAGGAGGCTTGTGAGTCCGTTTCTGTTTTGGGCGCCCATTACGTGAAGCCTTCGATGCTTCATCCGTCGCCCGATCTTCAGGACGTCTCCAAGTATTACGCCCGCCCGCGACTTTTGCGGAAGGGTTCACTTGGCACCGTTCGTGGTGTCGAGTGGAGTCGTGAGATTAAGTATAACGACGTTTTGGAAATTGCATCTGGTAAACGTTCTCGCGTGGATGGTGCCTATGGTTACCGCGCTTCCATAGTTTTCACTCTTCAAATTGCTGCTACCCCTTTTCATCAGGGCATCACTATTCTGTCTTTTCAGTATTGGGATGGTAGTACTTATTGGCGTGGGCGTGAGGTCGCGAGTGTTACCAACATTCCTCACGTTCGT